TTGCCCTCGGTTCCTGGTCTACAAGGGTGAGTTCCTCACGAAGTGGATCAATGTAGATCGTGCTCTGGACTTGCCCAGCCTGGCACTTGCCATCGATGCAGATCGTTTCTTGGGCGAATGCAACGGTGGCAATGCAAACAGCCACCAGAGCTACCAGCGACAAACACTTGGTTTTCATTGTGATTCCTGCGAATGAATGGGTTTCAAAATTGGAAATACGAATCTGATGCGGGGTTACTGACTTAGACGCATGCGGACCGTGGTATCTGCGGACGCCGCAGCGCGAACCACTTTGCCGATCGACTTGTTCCCTGCGGAGGTGGTGGTTACGACGTTGGCGGTGTCATCCCAGTAAAGGATGGTCCCAGCCGTGTAGGCCACACCGGTGTTCTTGTTGAAGTCAAAAACTCCATCGACGGCAAGGGAACCGGTTTCACCGGCTGCCAGCGGACGGACTGTAACCCCCACTAGATCTCCTTGGACGACCACGTCTCCGGAGGCAAGAGCGCCCACGGGGGTGTGATCGATGTAATGACCTTCTTGAATGAATGTTGCCTGTGGCATGGTTTATGAACCTCAATGGATAAATCGAATAAAGAAAAAGACGCGGTGCCCAGTAAGGCTTATGTCTCACCCTTGCTCTTGATCGCTGCTCTTGGGTCTTGGAGACTTGCTCCAAAGTCGTGATAACCACGCATCTGAACCCCAAGAACATTGAAATCAGCCGTGGCGGTTTCAATCGTTGGGGCTTCTTGGCCGTTGAGGAAAGCAACTTCGATCAATGGCAGATCGTTGGGATCCGACAACAAGTACCAAGCTTTGGTCGAGTTGCCGGTGTAGTTTGAATTGCCGAGGTAACGACTTACTTCGACACGGAACTTACCTGCGTGAGGATTGTTGATTGGCATCCTCGCGTTTGCCGTGTTGTCACGCATCTCAAGCGACTTGTAGAGCTGGGTGCCAATGGCCGAAAGAGCCGTAGGAACCAACAGAATCGTTGGCATAGTGCCGATCGGTTTACCATCGGCGTCCACCAAGTCGTAGTAGGCTACTTCGGCCTTGGTAAGACCATCGATCGTAAGAGCCGTATCGGCACCGGAGATGAAGTTCTTGTTTCCAGCAACGAAGAAGGCCGAGTTATTCATGAACGTGGTCCAGAATATATCGTTGATCTTCAAGCCAGATCCCCGGCCCAGTTTCCTTGGTACGGTGGTAATCGCTCCCAAGTCATCATTGATGAAATCGCGGCGGTCCACACCCAGCATCAAGCCATAGGTATCTGCTTTGTTGGTGAAACTTTCGTTACCAAGGTTGCCATGCTTGATCTCACCACCAGGGGCCACTAGCTCGTACTGATCCTTTCCGATCAGCCGATAGCTGGTCACGGTTTTGAAGTCGACAACATTGCGAATCGCGCAAATGTTTCTCCAGGTTCGCTCGACGGTGAAGAACCCTTCGAGCAGGAACTTATTGGCGACGTTCGCAAGAATACCACCAATGTCCACATTACTGACCGAGCTAGCTTCCACTCGATTTCCGAATGCTGCTCGCATCACTTCGCGGTGGTCTCGGAAGGTCCGTCCGGTGTAACCGTTGGCCCAAGCAGCCTCGAGCAGTAGCTCCTGCAGACCGATCCCCCCCTTAAATTTGCGAGCAGCAATCTCCAACGATTGCTCTTGGACATGCTCTTCGACGTTCATTAGTCCTGCACTGACATAGCATGCAGCTTCCAAGACATGAGCATTGATCGTGTTTTGAGGGACATGGATCGCGGGAACTTCGGGGCGCATCATTCGGATTTTCATGAGTTCTGCTTTCTCAAGGTTCCATCCTTCGCGGATCGCTTGGGCTTCAACTAGCGGAAGAGCTCCGTTGTAAATCGCACGGATACCGGCGATTCGTTCGCGTTCGTTAGCATGCGCCGCCCTAATGGCTTCGACTTCGCTATTCCCCTCGGGTGGATTCGTAATCGGTTCAACTGGAACTGGATTCGGGGGAACCAAGACCGGTACTGGATCCGGAGCAACCGGAGTTGTTGGAGCTGGGGTTTGGTCGTCTTGGTTTGCAGTTTGACTCTGATCCATCTCGGTTTCTCCAAAGGTTGCTGATGCCTGAGCTGCGACACTCGCGCTAGTGGCTCCGTCGGCACCAAGGTCTACGAAACTGATTTCACCAAGAGAGGATCTTCGAATCACGTTCACCGGACCGTTGTATTGGTTGCCGTTGACGGTGACCTTTTGACCCTCCTTGACAAACTCGAACTCATCCACACCGGTCCCAACGCTTGCTTGCCATGGGAATCCGTTCTTTGAACTGACAACTACCTCACGAGCAGCGGGTGTATCCCGAGAGACCACACCGGTGGCCACAAGCTGGCCGGCTTCGACTCGAATCGAGTCGGTATGACCAACTCCCGATAAGGGGTCGTGACCGAATCGAATCGGTCGAGCTTGCGATGGAATCGATAGACCAGCAAGGTCGATGATCACAGGGTGACGCCATCCGGCGACTCGCATCTGGCCACCGGTATAAGCGACCATCCGAAAACGCGGCAGCACGCCGCTGGATGTACCCTCTGCGGATGCATCGACATCGATCACCGCAGTTGCACTTAACCTTAGTTGATTGCGATTCTCTTCGGCCTTAATCGCCGATGGGGACTTCATCGTCTTGGACATCTTCCGGATCCTGAATTGGAGTTTGAGAAAATTGCTCGGCTGTTAAACCAAGCTCAGACATAAGTGCGATTTCCCTAGCACGCTGGCGAAGCTGAACCTCCCAGTCTTGACCTCGCTTGGCATACTCGTCGGCCAGTGTGGTGGTGTGGCTTGCTAGCCGAGTTGCTTGTGCGTTGGCTTCTTTGGCAGGATCAACGTGTTCATGACCATCCCAGAACCATTGATGTGGCCATTGTGCGAAAGGACCTAAACCTGTTGGAAGCAAATCAGGTATGAGCGAGGCTTCATCAAGCCAAGCAGAGAGGATACGATCGAGAATAACTCGCTCTAAATGCGATTGCTCAACACGGATCGCTTTGAAATAAATTTGTCCATCAAGACGCCCACTCGCATAGTTATAGGAACTGGAATTGCAGGCAGCAAAATTATACGGCATACTTAAGCATCGAGCGATTTCGTTCAGCAATTCACGTTTAAACTCCGCATACGTTGTCGATGGTTGCTCAGCCTGCATTTGAGCCATCTTCCATCCACCTGGCATGGTGACCAATGCACGCTTCTCAAGCTCGATTGGTTCGAATGGTTCTGCTGCATCAGCCTCTCCATTTGCAGGTGCATCGGTATAAAGGATCCCTGCAAAGTCAGCTGCAGTCTCTGCTGCAGCAAGAACTGCTAAAGTGAATCTTCGCAATTGAGCAAACAGCGGTAACGCCGGCATGATGTCAGGGATGCCGCGCGTTTGTCCTGGTCGATCGGCTCGAAACCAATGGAGCACAGACGATGCTGGGATCTGCTCGTAGTCGCTTCTGCCCCAGTAGTATCCATCCCCTGGGTGACTTCGAAGCACGTGGTACTCGATAGGATTACCAGCAGCATCGAATACAATCCCATCGACAGCACTTGTCGAGAGTCTGTCGAGATCGGGCGTCGTGACCTGGTCGGCCTCGATGAGTCGAAGGTCGAGTTGAACCTCCGTACTCAGCCGAGGGTTGTTCACCAAGACTGCAAATGCCTCGCCATCCGTGGCGCGTGCCATCCGCATCGTGCGGAGTTTCTCTGCAAGGTTTACGGCCTTTGCCCACATCATGAAGGCATGCTCGATGCGACGGTTCGCTTCTGAGTCGGCAGTAAGCATCTGCAACCGGGGGCCGGTACCCACTACGTCATGCGCCAGGGTTAGCACAATCCCCCGAGCATACGAGTTATTGGCCGTTTCATACCGAGCACGGTTCCTAAGGATCCGCCGAACCTCGGCGCTATTGGATGCGTTGGGCGATAGCCCATCGGCACTGGCCCAATGGCGTCGATTATCGTCGGTTGTCACCGCAGCGTCGTAGCGTGCGCGTACGGCCTGCTTTATAGGTTGAACAGTTGGCTCG